TAGGCCTGATTAGCCTTTATTTAACTCCTTATAGTGATAAACAAATGAGCGCACAAGCGAATATCATCGCGTTTGACGGGGCGGCATCGCCAGTCTCCCACACCTTTACGCCAATTGGCACCAAGAGCGACGCTCTGCTCGGTGACCAAGCTTATTGGCGTGAGAATCTCACGAGTGTTCCCATCAACGCTAACGCGAAGGTGAGCACGTTCATGAAGAGGCTCAAGAGTGGGATGAACCGTCTGGAAATCCGGGTTGAAGTTCCCGTGATGGAGAGTGTCTCCGGCAACAACTCAGCCGGCTACACCGCAGCTCCGAAAGTCGCCTTTGTGGACCAGGTTTCTCTGGTTGCCTATTTCCATGACCGGTCCGCTATCGCGAATCGGCGTCTCGCCCGTATGCTGTTGGTGAACATCGCCAACAACATCAGTACTTCCGTGGCCGCGGCCACGACAGGACCAGCAAGCGAGCTCATGGATGTAGGGATTTCAGCGTCGTGAGACTGCTGGCAATCCACGTGATCTTCATTGTTTGCCTATGGCTGATGTTCTGGCTGCAAGGCAGATAGTACAGGTCTGGCCATTCCGGCCGAAGGTTAACCACCTCCCTTAAAAGGACTAGCATGGAAAAGCATGATTGGTTATCGGAGCCAAGCGTAGAGACGACACTCAAGATCCTTGAGACTCTCACATCAGCTCTTGCCCCACGGGGCGGCCAAGTTGGACGTCACCTACTTGAACTTGTTCAAGCAAGGGACTATAAAGCTGTCTTGGCATACGTTTTTGACTATAACCTGGACTGGGACATCTCCCAGCTTATCGCGTGCAGGCAGATTCAAGCCTTGTACAAAAAACTTCCTATTCTGCCTGTAATATCGGCAGAGGAGAGGGAAGCCAGGTCGTACGTTATCTACGAAGAGGCCGAAGCAAAATGCAAGGAAACAAACGCGCGCTTTAGGACCAAAAAGGATATCCCGGATGGCTTCTCAGCCACCTCTTTCACGCAGCTGAACGCTGCTAGGAGGCTTATCCGGAAAGTTCTCGGACCACTGCCGCGCATATGCGACCTTAAATTAGCTTTCGGACCTGGTGCAACTACCACGGTGAAAAAGGGCATGGCATGCCCGCAGGAAAAACTTGCAGATCAGCCAACGTGTAGCGTTGAACTAGCACACAGCCCCTGGATGCCCGAGTTCTTGCGATCCATTCCGCACTGGCTTGATTGCCATGGCGAGTGGGTCTTATGCGAGGAGGACGGCGAGGAAGTGTACGCGGAGTATTGCGTTGATCTGGTCTTGTCAACCAGTCAGCTAGTAAACGTCCCAAAAGATGCACTTGTCGACAGATTCATCGAAATTCAGCCTACCCTAAATACGTTGTTACAGGGTGGCATAGGTCGGTGGATCCAAGATCGGTTGCTTCAAGTACTGGATTTAGACATCAGGGATCAACTTCCGAATCAGCGCTTCGCGCGCGTTGGGAGTATAACCCATGAGCTGATGACCCTAGATCTTAGATCAGCGTCTGCTACTATCTCGCGTGAACTTGTCAGATACCTCCTTCCGGAGGACTGGTACCAGTTCTTGTTTTACGCAGGATGTGCAGATACCACCTACAAAGGTACCACTAGGAAACTTGAGATGTTTTGTTCCATGGGGAATGGTTACACTTTTCCCTTAGAGACTCTCATTTTTTACGCACTAACAGTTGCCGCCTCGAAAGGCGGTGCACTTGTGCGGGCTTACGGGGACGACATCATTTGTGAAACGGATGATGCACCGTCTGTAGTTGACCTCCTAACTCTCTGCGGATTTATGATAAACGAATCCAAATGCGGTTATGGAAAGTTCCGTGAGTCATGTGGCGCTGATTGGTACGCCG